AAAACAAACGCAGTTTGCGATACTATGAATGTTATTATCAAATGAAATATAATGTATTATCCACGACACTAGAGGGGACAGATGAGCCAGCTTATTATAATAATTATGTAGGTGGTAAATTTTATCGACCAGTTCAGGTATATGAAGATAGGTAAAGAAGAAATTGTTTTGTTGGAAAACCTATATGAGGAAAGCAAGAAAATTCCTGATAGAGCTTTATTCATATCTGTTATTTTTCAAGCCCTGTTGGATGCAACAAAACCAAAAAANCAAAATGAATCCAGGAACATTGAGTTACAAAGGGATCAGGCGTCAGCATGGTTTGCTGCTTCTGTTGGAGTAACCTGCGAAAACTTTGAAAATGTCTGTAGTTATGCTGGACTTTCATCTAAATATGTGAGAATATTTGCATCACATGTGATTAATTCAGATGAGAAAGAATTTGTACGTAATAAAATAATTAAAATGTTAGGATAAGAAATGGAAAATAAAGAAGAAAATATACCACAACAGGGGTATGATCCAATGAAGATAGAGAATAGAGATAAATATATATTACGAAGAATGACTCAAGACACTGTTAAAAAAATAGAAAGAAACGCGCTGGAGCAACAGGTAGGCGGTAAGCATTATAGAGAGTGTGAGATACAACCAGTAGAATATATTGTTAAAAATAATTTAGATTTTTTAGAGGGCAACATAGTTAAGTACGTTACCAGACATAGAACAAAAGGAGAAGGAAAGAAAGATATTGAGAAAGTAATACACTATGCTCAGTTAATATTAGAAATGCATTACGATTAATAAGGGGGAACCATGTCACAAAATATCTTACCAACTTTATACCAAGAATTTATCCACCTATCGCGTTACTCTCGTTGGCTTTATGATGAAAATCGTAGAGAAACGTGGACTGAAACAGTTGATAGATATTTTAAATTCTTTAAAGAACACCTAAAAGAATTACATAATTATAATCTTAATGAAGAAGCATGTTCTGCCCTGCGTAACTCTGTACTCTCATTGGATGTGATGCCCTCTATGCGTTGTCTTATGGCAGCGGGAGATGCGCTTAAACGTGAGAACATAGCTGGATATAATTGTTCATATGTTGCTGTTGATCGTATACAATCTTTTGATGAAATACTTTACATTCTTATGAATGGTACTGGTGTTGGCTTTAGCGTTGAAAGACAATTCATATCTCAGCTACCTTCTATTGGAGAGCAGTTTCATAGTACCGCCTCAACAATTATTGTTGCCGATAGTAAGCAAGGATGGGCAAGAGGACTAAAGGAATTAATAGGAATGTTATATGTAGGACAAATTCCTAAGTGGGATCTTAGTCGTGTAAGACCTGCTGGATCTCCTCTTAAAACTTTTGGAGGTAGGGCGTCAGGTCCAGAGCCATTAGAATCATTATTTAAATTTTGTGTCTCTGTTTTTAGAGGTGCAGCGGGGCGTAAGCTAACCTCTGTTGAATGCCATGATCTTGTATGTAAGATAGGTGAGGTTGTTGTTGTAGGAGGTGTACGTAGATCCGCTTTAATTAGTTTATCCAATGTATCTGATGATCGGATGCGTCATGCAAAGGAAGGTCAGTGGTGGGAAGCAAATCCACAAAGAGCTTTGGCAAATAACTCTGCCTGTTATACAGAGAAGCCCGACATTGGTATCTTTATGAGTGAGTGGAAAGCTCTTTATGAATCCAAGTCAGGAGAGAGGGGAATATTTAACAGAGAAAGTTCTGTAAAGATGGCAGCAAGAAACGGTAGAAGGAAAACGGAGGGATGGGAATTTGGAACCAACCCTTGTTCTGAGATTATCTTACGAGATCGTGAGTTCTGTAATCTTTCTGAAGTTGTAGTCAGACCTAACGATACNCCTACTACTCTTACCAACAAGGTAATAGATGCTGCTATCCTAGGAACGCTACAATCTACGCTTACCAACTTTAAATANATTTCAAANACATGGAAGAATAATTGTGAGGAGGAACGTCTACTTGGTGTATCCTTGACAGGTATCATGGATAATAAATATACCAATGGAAAGGCAGGAGATCCTTCAAGATTATTAAAAAAATTAAAAGATGTTGCTGTTGCTACTAATAAAGAGTGGGCAAGAATGATAGGCATTAATCAATCTGTAGCTGTTACCTGTGTTAAACCCTCTGGAACTGTAAGTCAATTAACAAACTCTGCTTCAGGTATTCATGCCAGACACAACCCTTATTATATTCGTACAGTAAGAGGAGATAAGAAAGATCCACTGACACAGATGATGTCCGACTATGGGTTTCCAGTAGAGGACGATATAATTAAACCAGATCACACATCCGTATTCTCCTTTCCTATGAAAGTAAATTCTGATGCTGTATTTCGTAGCGATATGTCTGCCATAGAACAGCTTGAGTTGTGGCTTATTTATCAAAAGAACTGGTGTGAACACAAGCCCTCTGTAACTATCTCAGTAAAGGAACATGAATGGCTTGAGGTAGGAGCCTGGGTCTACAAATATTTTGAATATATGAGTGGTGTTTCTTTTCTACCTCACACCGAACACAACTATCAACAGGCTCCTTATCAGGACTGCACTGAAAGAGAGTATAAAAAACTATTAACTAAGATGCCTAAAGAAATTGATTGGACAAAACTATCAGAGTATGAAAAAATGGATATGACTATAGCCTCACAAGAACTTGCCTGTGTAGCAGGAGTATGTGAGATATAAAAAAAATAAAAAAAGACTTGACAAATGCATATAAAATACTATATAATATATCTTAGAGATTAATTAATCAGGAGAGGAACGTGAAAAACGATAAAATAAATACGGTATATATTGGTTATGATCCAAAGGAAAGAGTTGCCTATGATGTTTTAAAATTTACTATAGATAGGATAACCAATACTCCTCTCATTATTAGACCAATTAAAAAAGATGTAGTTGAAAGAATGGGAATGTACTGGCGTAAATCAATAGAAGGTAATGGACTTAATATTGATGTTGCTGATGGAAGACCTTTCTCAAGTGAGTTTAGTTTTTCCCGCTTCCTGGTTCCTGCATTAAATATGTATGAAGGATGGGCCTTATACATGGACTGTGATATGTATATACGAACAGACATTAATGAATTATTTGAAGAATACAATATGGATTACTACCCTGTATATTGTGTACAACATGATTACAGTCCTGATGAAACATTTAAGATGGATAACCAAAGTCAGATAAAGTATCCTCGAAAGAACTGGTCAAGCTTTATGCTATTTAATTGTGGACATGCCTTGCATAAACCATTAACTGTGGAGAACGTCAATACAAAAGATGGTACATGGCTCCATCGTTTTCAGTGGTTGCCTGATAAGGAAGCAGACATAGGAGCAATTAAAGAAGAATGGAATTGGCTTGATGGTCACTCTGATGAAAAGATAAAACCAAAGAATGTCCACTTCACAACAGGTGGCCCTTGGTTTAAAGATTGGCAATGTAAGAGGGAAGCCGATGGCTACTATGCATCAGAATGGAATGCAGAGTATTCTTACTTGGTAGGACATAACTTGATAGAGCCGATGCATGTCTAAAATTAAATTTGTCAGTTGTTTCAACGAAGAGTATCTGCAAAATATTGCAATACACTTACTGAATAAAATTCATAAATCATGGCAAGATTCCATAGAGTTTCATTTTTATTATTATGATCTTGACCTAAAGAATTATGCACTTCCTAAAGCTCCCAATATTAAATATCATAATCTTGAAGAAGTTGAAGATTATACTAAATGTATGGAAGACTTTAACATCCATAATGGAACAGAAGGTGGGGCAATCCCATATAATGTAAATTTAGATGCTACAAAGTTTATACCTAAAGTTATGGCATTGACTGAATGTGCATTTAATAGTACAGATGGTTGGCTGTTCTGGATTGATGCAGACACAATGTCAACTAAAAATATTTACGAGAAAGATTTATTATCTCTTCTCCCCGAACATGAAGAGAAATGTGACATGGTATCCCTGATAAACAAGGAAGAAGATTTTGAGCATTTCCTTGAGGGGTTTAATCTTTCTCGTCAAACACCCGTAGAGTTGTTAGGTGATCTACGTGGTGCCTACTTATCAGGAGAGTTTCGTAACTATAGAGAATGGCATGATGGTTTTATTTTTAATCGTTTGATAACCATCTATACTGCTCATGGTATGGCCCTCCATAAAATACCAAAAGAGAACTCTATAGTATCTGATATGTTTATTCATCTTCAGGGTAACACCAATATTGCGTTAAGGGACGAGGATGGAGAACGAGTGTTTGAGTTATCAGATAATGAAACTTCTCCTGATATTTTACCTAATCGTTACAAACAACTGGCAGATATTATACGACTCTATAAACCAAAGACGTTACTTGAAACTGGTACATGGAATGCTGGACGTGCAATTGAAATGTCTTTAGCTGCCCTTGAGAACTCTGACGAAGTTCATTACATAGGCTATGATTTATTTGAAGATGCTACTATTGAAACAGATGAGGAAGAGTTTAATGTCAAGCCACATAATACAATGGCTGCTGTACAGAAACGTCTTGAAGAATTTACAGAGGTTATAACCAAGCGGGACGAAAAGAAATTTACATTTGAACTTCACAAAGGGAATGTACGTGATACAATAAAGAAAAAGGATTGGCCTATCTATTTAGATGTTGATCTTGCCATGATAGGAAGTGGTAATAGTATAAAGACAGTTGAGCATGAATACAATATATTAAAACATATTCCTATTGTTGTCATGGATCATTACTTTACCAAGGATGAAGATGATAATATTCCTCCCGAAAGATATCATGGAACTAAAGAAGTTTTTAATAATGTTGCCACAAAGAAGGTTGATGCTCAAGAAACAACGGAAGATGGTTGGACAACCTTTGATGAAAAGTCTACCACTCGAAAATATCTTCTTCCCTCTGGAGACAATGTTGTAGGAGGAGGTCATACCCATCTCTGTCTGTTTCTTCACGACACAAAATTAGTAGACTGTCCTGATGAACTAAAACGTGTTCCAATTATTGTTCATCCAAGGGATTGTGTCCCTCAAGATTATATCCAAGATAATATCAAAAGTAATATGAAATTAATTGATAAGGATGCGTGGATTGTAAAGCATCCTGCCCATAGGGAAACAGCTATTGTCGTTTCCGCTGGTCCTTATATTGATTTCAAAGAACTAAAGAGAACCATTAGGCAAAATAAAAATTCAAAGGTTGTCTGTGTTAAACANTCTTATCCAATGCTTATAGAGAATGGTATTAAACCTTGGATGTGTGTCATTCTAGATCCCAGATCTATTAATGGAACCAGTACACATGGTATTGTGCGAAAGGATTTATTTAAAGAGATAGATAAAGATACATTGTTTATGGTAGCATCCATGACAGATCCTTCCGTTACAGAATTTTTACAAGAGAATGNATGTAAGATATGGGGATGGCANGCCTTTACCGATTCACTAAGACAAGAGATGGATCAAGGCAAGGAGATAAGAAACCAGAAGGTTCATATAATGGATGAACTTGGTATACCAAAAGGAGCTACCTTGATTACAGGTGGTACATGTGCAGCCATGCGAAGTATAGGGATGCTTCATACAATGGGCTTTAGGGATATACATCTCTTTGGTTATGATTGCTGTATGGATGAGCCAACAGATGAAGATAAGACAGAAACTACAGGCGATATTGAGGGAGGTGAGACACCCAGACCTAAATATTTT